TTTCCCCTGTGAAATATTTCTCTGGATCCTTAAGTATTGCAGAAGGATATACACTGCTATTACCAACAACGATCCTATTTCCTTTACGCTCAAAGACCCCATACTTCTCACCGAGTTCCAAGAGTCCGTAGTACTTATCAAGTCCACGTTCATCATAATAAAGTCTAATACTAACACTTGCGTTCTCCTTTGATAGTCTGCTCTTAGCAGTTTTTGCTTTGATTATATTTCCTATCACTTCTTTACCGTCCTTCTCTTTAGACTTTGAAAGATAGATGATAGTTGAAGCAGCGTACTTGAGTCCACTACCTCCACCCATTTCTTTAGTGGGTACATAAGCACCAACCACATCATATGTATGGTTAGTAACTAGCATGGGTACGTTTGCTTTACCCAACTTCAATGTAAGTATTCTGAATATAGCTTTGACAACCTGTGCTCTAGTCATGTCACGTGTGTCTTTTCCTGCTGCCGAGTCTTCTAATTCTTTACTGGTTGATAACATACCAAGAGAATCTAAAACAAACATTAAGGGTTTGCGATCTTTCTCTGGTTGTTCTAAATATTTGTCTAATATTCTGATTGCTTGAGTACGAAACTCTTGTACTGTAGTGACAGGTACGAGCATCATACGTGTGGTATCAACGTTACGTTCCTCCATCATCTGTTTGCTGATAGCAGCTTCAGACTCAAAGTATATAACTCCTGCGTCTTTGTTCTCTCTTAAAAAATTCTCTACAATACCAAGACAAAAGAATGTCTTACCTGTAGATGATTCTCCTGCGATAGCAGTGATCTTATTAGATGGGATGCCACCGTTGATACTACCACTGACGAGTGCGTTAAAAATATAAGAACCAGTATCTACATACCCTCCTATATCTCCTACTGATCCGTCTGCTAATATCCCTGCGTAGTCGTTACCTATTTCTTTAACGACATCTTTCAAAAAACTCATGAAAATAAAAATTCTAGCGTTGACTTCTTCTCTGTATCCCATCCTATCACATTAGTGATGATTTGTAAAGGATCGAGAAATGCTTTTTGGAACTGTGCCTTGCGGTCAAGGAAGTTCTCCATCCCCAACTCTCTAGGAAAAGTGTTGAGGAAAGAGATTACGTTCTCCCTTGTCCAGTTCTGTCGATCTGTCTTCAAGTAAATATATTTTATCTTTTCTCCTTCTTGAATGAGAGGGTACTTGTTCTCCAGTTCCTTCTGAGAGACATAAAAATTATATAAGAGAGATCCACGAACATGTAACGGGCATCCCTTTGAATACACGTCTGTGTTTGATTTGAATTTGCGTAGTCCATTGACTGACCTCGGAAATGCGATGTCCTCTGGAGGTAATGAATTAAACTCTGATCTAAAGTCTTCTATAAACTTTACGAGTTCATCCTGCTCACCTGACATCATTATGTTCAGTGCGTCTTTAATTGCTGTACGACATGGGGAAGGGGTAGATGATTTAACTGCCTCGATCCCCATCATCTTTAATTTAGGTTGATTGTAACGAACACCTTCACTGTCCCACACGTTGAGGATGTATCTTTTCTTCGCAGTCCAGATACCTCTGTTCGCAATGTTCTCCCGCTTCATGAACATCTTCTGTTCATATGCGTTGGTAAACTCTGCCAACTCATTATATGCTTTGTCTATAAAGGGTTCTATTTTTTCCTTACATGCCTTGTCAAGAAAGTTGACGACCTTTTCCTGACTTACTTCCTGATCACCATAAACTGTGGTAACTAACTTGTCTAGACACAAGTAGATACTGTCTGTATCACTAGCGATTACATAATCTTTCTTACTTGTATTTAACAGTTTATTCAAGTAACCATTTACTTTGTTTTCAATCCATCGTATTGATACTTGACCAGACAATGTAATTGCTTCAGCATTAACTATATTATAGTACCTAAAATACTGATTGCCAATAGCACCATAGGCAGAGTTAAGTTGAATCTTACGTGCCATCTGTATATTGTTATACTTACTGATGCTCTTCTCTAGTTCAATGGTAGGTGCCTTCTCATACTCTTGTCTTGCTATGAGCATAAGCTTCTTACTTTGTACACGTTCATCGTATATCTTCTGCATCATCTCAGGTAAGAATCCATGTACATCTTTACGATACTGAGCACCGTTGGCACATGTAGCATACCTACCATCTATCACAACATTCTGATCTAAGAATCTAGAAACTTTAGCATTGGGATGACGTTCTTCAGCAAGTGTTTCTGGAGAAATATTATACTGCATGATGAGGTGTGGATACAGTGAGTTCAAGTCAAACGATACCACCCAATCATACTTGCCAGGTATAGGTTCCTTTACATATGCTCCTGCGTATTTCTTATCTTTCTCTGCTCTCTTAGCAGGAGGTACAACGATCTGTCTTTCTGTCAGGAAGTTATAGATCAGTGTGTCCCACATCCTTACCTGAAAATATACATCCTTAAAGTTAACCTTAGCATCGTATGCTAGGGCAACAGCAAGTTCTATCAGTTTCATCTTGTCTTCTAATTGTAAGACAAGTTCCACGTCAATGATGTTGTAGTCAATAAACTTCTGCCAGTCTTCTGTATAGAATGCTTTGAAGTTTTCATACTCACTGTGATCTAACTTACGCTTACCAAGTTCTACGTTAGCAATGTGATCTAATCTATATGACTCTTGGTTTGTATAGGTAAACTTCTTATACAGATCCATGTAGTCTAGTACATTGATCCCCATAAGATTGTATATTATATTTGTACGTCCTTTTATTTCTATCTCATCTGATCTCACCATACCCCATGGTGACATCTTCTTTACTTCTCGTTCCCCGAATAGACGTTCAAGGCGACCACATATGTAAGGTATGTCATACAACTCGCAATTCCACCCTGTAAGAACATCTGGGAAGTCAGTCTCCCAATAAGCAAGGAACTTGCGTAGCAAAGATTTCTCATCGTCACAATATATAAACTCAACATCCCTACGACTTGGAGTATAATCCCTCGTTGCGAATACTTTAAACTTACGTGTTGTTTGATCTTGTACTGTGATCGCCAGTAACGATTCCGCACATTCCTGTACGTTAGGAAAGCCATTTTCACATGCGACCTCAATATCAAGCGATGTAATTTTAAGAGTCTTGATATCGTAGTCGACCTCGCCTTTGAACTCTTGCGAAATATATTGATATAAAAACCTATCATAACCATGTATCTCAAAGTTTTCCACATCTTTATACTTGTCTTTGAAGTCACGTGCTTCACCCACAGTATCAAACTGTATGGGTTTAGCATACCTACCATCTAGTGTCTTCCAGTTGGTTGGTTTGTTACTTACAACATATAAAGTAGGAGAGAATTTAAACTTACGTTGGATACGTTGTCCATTCTCATATCCTATGTAGAGAAGATTGTTACCTATTAAATTTACACTTGTGTAAAACGAACTCACTTAGTCACCATCTTATACTTGTCAAGAATTTCTTGCTTGGGTTCTAAGATTGTAGCAATAGTATCAGAATAAATCAACACGTCCTCATCCACTGTGTGTAGTGGCCAAGGTTCCAACGTGCCATCATCCTTGATGCGATATGGTTGTTCAAGATGAGCAGCGGGTTCCTCATCCAAAGTTTCGATTTTAGTTATCAGGTAGATCCCTGACTTAAGTAGGAGGAGTTGTGTTTCCATCTTCATTCATAATTTTTTCTGCTTCACTAAACATAGCATCTAGATCTTGCTCCTCATAACTGAGGTTGAATCTCTCTTCATGCTTCTTGAAGTTAGCATCATATCTCTCTTCATCTATAGCAGAGATATATTGTGTAGTCAATGCGTCAAGTGGATTATACACTGTGACTACGTGACTGCCTGGTAGATAAAAATCTTTATCTTTACTTAGAGGTGCCCAAGGGAACCACTCTAACTGATACCCCTGACCCTGTGATTGGTCAACGATATCTAAACGGAATGGTTTGTGTAAATGATAACCTAATGGTTTCTCTGTCTCTGGTTCTACTATCTCTTTTACTGTAGATATAACTTCTTCACCAGTTCTCAACATTAATAGTTTGATCATACTTGTGTGCCATCAGGTGCTATTATCTCAGGGTTAACTGGAGCTCCTTGATCTCCTGACTTTGCTCTCACGTTAGAGAGATATGTCTGTAGGATACTAGGAGAAGGTTCCATTACTGATATCACATAGTCAGGTGTGATGGCGATCTTCTGATCAACAGTGAATGGATTCCATGGAGTGTATCTGATCTTGACCTCTTGGTCTTCAAATGTTTCCATGTTAACAGGGTTCTCAGGTTGATCTATGATCCATACCTTGTAAGGTATAGTCATGATGTATGCCTGTCTCTTACCAGTTTCCTTGTCAACTGCCTCTTGTAAATCACAGATGATGTTATCTCCATCTCTTGTGAATACTAATTTAATTCTATCTTCTTCTATCATGGCAAGATAATGTATGCATATATTATAAAGGGGGAACTGACTTTTGTCAATCCCCCTTATGTAGGTTAGATGTAATCCCTTCTTGCGTGGTGGTCTGGTACTACTTTCTTCAGTATTACTGTGAGTAGTCCGTCCTCTAATGTGACCTCACCTACCTCGGTGTCGTCAGATAGTGACCACTGTTTTGAGAAAGAACGTTGTGCTAAGCCCCTGTGTGTATAAGTCTCAGGTTCTTTTTTCTCCTCCTTCTCTGCCTCTACTGTGAGTTTACCATACTCTGTGTAGACTTTGACTTCATCTCTCTTGAATCCTGCGAGTGCTATCTCTAATCTGGATAGTACATTTGATTCGTGGATTAAGTTATAGGGTGGATAGTTAGATGTCGTTTGATTCCAGAAAGAATCAAAGTACTCATCCATTCCTATACTATTCTTAGAAATTTTTTCAAATAGTGATGGTAAATCGGCAGCACTATATCTTTGAATGTTCATGGTGACCTCCTTAAGCGTCGTTAGTTTGTGTACCCGAAGCGTACACTACTAATTATAACACTTAGTAGAAAATCACAGGTAGTAAAAACCCTATGTCTTTTTCTTTCCGATATTGTATTTGCTTTCTAAGTTCCAACCACCTTTGTCCTTATAACTTAGGACTTTGATCTGGCTAAGAGGTGCTACGTCTACAATAGTATCTGGTTTCTTGATAGTAATCAGACCCCAGTCACTTAGTAACTGTATGATTCTATTACGACGTTGTACATCGTTGAGTGATAAGTTTGCTGACTTACCATCCAATGCGAATAGCTCTTTAAAGTGTACGATATAATACTTGCCTTGCTTATGAAGTATATGACAGGACTGGTATAACTTCTTCTCTTTTCTAGAAGCTACTCCTATCCTAGTTAATGTTTCTCTTACCTTTAAAAAGTCATCTGGTTCACTCAAGTTTACTTCTACCATTTGATCAGGTGTCCACTTGACTTCCTGATCAGTGAATGAAGTGCTCATTGTCTTCCTCCCTTCTCATGTTTTTTACGAATGTATTCAATTTGGGGTTTGGTAAGAAGAGTTAATGCGACCCTCGCTTTCTCATTACTATATCCATAGTGTTCTTTGACCAGATCCAAGTCATCGACTTGTTCTTTCTTCAACCAAGGTGTGAAACGCTTGCGTTTTCTCAAACTATTTAGCAAAAAATCATATTGAAGACGCTTATCTAGGTTGGGATGTTTGTTTACTTCATTAGCAAATAAGATCGCATCAATGTGTCCACTGAGACATCTGTTGACAATGTAAGGAGGATAAGATTTAACACGGTCAGGATCATCAACATACATATGTTTCTTGGTATTGTTGATAGACGCGAGAATTTCTGAAAGATCACTACTCATAACCAATCTGGTTTGCGGGATGGGTCACGAAGATAATTAGATGCAACCCAAGGTTTGCTGCCAA